AGTAGTGTACTCCTCGGAATACCTACACTTTGTTATATAGATTTTCTCCAGATTGCTCAAGAATATTATTTCTCTTGCAAAAATGGCCGATGCTGATTTGGTGTATGATGGGGGTGAGATAGTCACTTCCAGTACATATGATCCAAGAATACAGTATGAGAAGTTTGTGGCAAAATACAAGGAACATCTGACAATCAACAATGCCAAGATATTCTTCATCAAAGCTGCCAAAGCAAAATCCGAGATGGCCAAGAAAAAGAAGAGCCGGATGAGGATTGTATTTGGCACGCTTGATGTGGAACTTGTCAACAACCATAACCCTTCTGAGGTTCAAGTCAGAGTGGAAGATGAAGACCTGACTCTACATAGGCTGTCTGGCTATCTTGCTTTGTGGATCCTGAACCAGTACAAGCAGACTGCTGCAATCAGGGAAGCAATCATCACCATCATAATCAACCCAATCTCGGCAAAAATGGGGATAACATGGGCTCAGGGGGCTGAGCTCTATCTTTCTACTCTGCCAGGAACAGAAATGTTCTTGAGTGATTTCAAGCTATACCCTCTTGCATTTACTCTTGTCAGGATCAAGAGAGGCGAGATACCAGAGGTCATGGCAAAAAAAGCATTAAGACAGCAGTATGAAGGAAAACCATCATCAAGATGGATGGTTGAGGATGCTCCTATGATCAAGGCAGTCATAGAGAAAGTTGAAGCTATCAAGCCAGCATACTCAGGACTTGCTGCCACTATGGCAAAATTCCTGCAGGAAATGGGCATCAAGCGCTAAACAATGCTTGCAAATCCAGTAAAACATATAACCATATTATAATCATTATAGCCATAGTATATAAATATATACCTTTATAATCAATATTATATCTT